AGCAGCGTAGCCTGTAGACACACGGTACTCAGTTGCACCGCCTGAATTTGGACCACTACCACGAATACGTGAAGGCTTGAAACCATTAAGTGCTTTTGTTGCAGACATAGTTTACAATTCCTTTCGTTCAGTTTGATATTGTTATAATAAGCTAAACAAGCTAAGGGGATAGGTACACACCTTAACACTATTTATCATTTACTTTTAAGTCAGCTTATTGTGGTTGGAACTGGAAGGAACTGAAGTAATAGGGTGTTTAATCCTGAAACTTAGGTTGCTTCCCACGGCTAACTTTTGTCTGAGAGGTGTTGGTAATGGGCATACGTGAATCATTGCTTCCCATAAGCTGTTGGTTCACTGCACGGACCATATCGCGGCTCCGGTTCTCATAGAACTCTTGACGGGAGATTGCCCTTTCCAGAGGCATCTTTGCTAGTGCTAGATCACCACGGCAGATCGCGCCAGCGTACCGTCCTTCCCCCCTCACGTTGGAGGAACCAAGCATTTCGGGAACTTCTTCAGGGGTTACAAACTCCCACCCATCTGATTGACGCTTGCCTACATTCTTGTAGTCATCCACGCCTTTAAGTAGAACACGAATCCACCGGAGAGCTAAGCCGCTGTCGTTAAACCGTTGTGTCACCCGCTCTGGGATTTCCAACCAGTTAGTCTCTGTGAACGTGTTACTCTGTGAAGCTCTAGTGCTATCGTTACGTGATTCATTACGTGTGGTCATGATATTTAGTGTCCTTTTAGTGTACTATCCAAGCGCGTTTAGTTTACCATCTTAAAACTTAAGAGACTGTGGTGTACTCACCGTCAGCCTGTTCAACCTTAAGTTTCTCAGCAGCAAACTGCTCTAACGGTATGCCCCATTTCTGAGCAAGCTTGACATCCTCTTGGGTGAGTTTGATCTTCTTGCTGTTAGATGAGGTTTTAGGAGTGCGTGACGCCCCTGCTACCGTCTGTTGTGGCTGTTGTCTGTACTGAGGTTTAGCAGCTACCACGGGCTGCTCCTTCTCTACCTCAGCTTGTGCAAACTTGTGAGGAAACTGTTTTGCCAACCGGCTATCAATCTCTTCGTAGAACTCGTCGTCTGTTGGATCGTAGCCTTCAGACTTTAATTCGTTGTCAATTGCCAGGGCTGCGTTCGTTAGAACATTGTCCTGACCAAACCAATCATTCTTTGTAGCCCAGTTTACAGCCTTTGGGTCGTACTGGGGTTCTTGCTGTTTAGTCTGTTGCTGCTTAGCGTAAGACTGTTTAGCTTGCTCAACCTGCTGGTTGTACTTCTCCCAGGCTTCCTTCTGCTGGCGAATAACGATTGATTCCGCGTAGCTCTTTGACATTTCCTCCTGGGCTTCTAGGAGCTTATCTGCGTCACCACTCTCTGCGGCTTGCTTAAAGCTGCTCTTAGCTGCCTTGATACGGAGGTTTAACTGCTCTTCAGTAGTATCAATGTTAGACTTTAAACTAGATGATAGATTCTGATCTTTAGCTTTAACTTGGTTCTCTAGTTCTTCTACTTTAGACCGTAAGGCGGCTGCTTCGTCTTCCTTGTCCTTACGTTGCTTAATTAACTGCCGGATACGCTTCTGAGCGCCCCGTGTTTCAATACCTTCTAGCTCTTCAGGCTGTTTCTCTTCCTGTTGGTGCTGCTGTGGCTTCTCTACTACACGTTCTACAGTTACATCTTTACTTAGCTGTACCTCTTCCTTTTCTTTAGGTTGGGGAGCATCTTCAATCTCAAACTCTACTGTCTCCTGGGCTTCGCCCTTAGCTGGTTCAATAGTTGACCAGTTATTGTCATCTTTTGCCATTGTTGTGTTGTTCCTTTTTACTTCCCACTGGGCCACGTGTTTCCAATGAATAACGTGAAAGATTAACTAATTATAATAATATAGCACAAGTAATAGTACTAAGCAAATACTACCATCTAGTTAGACAAGTTGTAGGTAGTATCTAGATATGCTGGATCACCCACTTTCATTATGATTTGATCATCAAAGATTAAAAGAAGCTTGGCCCCTTTATAGACAAACTTTTGACCAACAAGCTTGCCATAACACACAAAGTCGTCAATCTTACACCAAGGACCATGAGGGAACTTCTCTTTGTCCAGGTAGGCTGAGTCACCAATCTTTAAGACCTTACCAATGGTGGTTAGATAAGAGATGTCGTCCTTGACACGATCAGGTAGGATAATACCGCCTTTAGTCTTTGGACGAATGCTTGTTGGTTGGACTAAGACATGAAACCCTGGAAGATCAGGAAGCTCACTAGGTTTGAACCGTGGAGCGGAGTCGTCAATCCAATCTGAATTATCTACTGCTTTACCCATTGCTACAGCTTGCATAGTTTGCTAGTTCCTCTTTTATTGTTGTTATTCTTTGTCTACATCGTCTTCGTGTAGCCGTTGCTTAATTATATGCTTCATGGTGTGGATAGACAAGGTTAAGCCCTCAATCTTACCAACCTGTTGCCGGTACTCTTCAATCGTTGAAGCTGATCCATTAGCCAAACTACTACTAATGTTGTGTATCTCTTTCTGGATAGCTTTCTCTACTTCGTCCCATATCAACATAAGTGTTTTTACTCTTGCACTGGCCCCTTAGGCATCTTAGCAGAAGCTAGAGCATGTTTGTTACCCTCTTGAGCAAACTTGGTAACCATGTCAGCAGCTTTCATTTGCTTCTGGTGGCTACTGATTTCCTTTGTCTCTAGCAAGCCCATGATTGCGTCCAAGGCAGCAATAGCTTTCTTGGTGTCCCGGTTAGCTTCGTCGTTCTGTGCTTTAGTTGAAATCTCAATGCCAGAAGTCATGGAGTCTGCACGAAGCTGGGCTGTCCTGATGTCAAGCTCACGGTTCTTCATGGCAGCATCAACTGCGTTCTTAGCAATGAGAGCCTGTGTCTTGGCTTGTTCAATCCGTAGGCGCTGTGCTTCAAGCTGCACCATCTGTGCCTCTGGTGTCATTGCCCCCTTACCGGCAGCGATCTGTGCGTTAGCCTGTGCAACCTGCTGTGCCGCCATTGCAAGCACCATCTCAATGGTACCCTTATCTGGTGGCTGCATAGCGACACCCTGCTGTTCGTCCATAGCTTGTTTGGCTTGAATCATCTGCTGAGCAACACCATTCACCTGCTCTTGGTACTTCATAACCAAATGCTCCTGCATGTTGGCTTCAAGCACTGGAGCGATGCGTTGCATCATGGGGTTGGCACCGTTAGCAGGATCAGACATGAAGGCCGTCTTAGCCTGTATATGGGCGTCGTGGTTCTGACCAACGAATGCCTTGATTGGAAGACCCTTACTTGCAGCGGCAATATCAGAGATTGGGTCAAGCGGGACCACCTCTGGTTTGCGGGGCATGATAAGGTCTAAGTTCGGGATGTTTGCGGACATGAGAATGGTACGGTTCAACTCTTCCACGTTGAACATACCTGGAGGACTTGTCTGTGCTAACTGTAGTGCCATCTGAGCCATCATCATGCGGTGAGCATTGGATGGGATGTTAGGATCAGATACTGGAATGATGTCAATGCTGCCATCAAAGTCTTCACGGCGGATAATGAGTGAAGAGCCTGGAATGTCACAGCAGCTTTCGTCTGGTAGGTTCTCAAAGTTGATACGACGAAGGAGCTTAAACTCTTCCTTCTGTGCATGGTGCAGACGCTTGTGAATAGCAGAGAAGAATTTACTAGATGCTTCCAGGAGAGCCATAGTGGTACCAACTGGACCGTAGTTGGCTGCATCAGCAATGACCTGCTCGGTGCTGTCAGCAAAGTGCTGGGCAGTATCACGAATGAACCCAAGCATCTGGAACAGTGTCTGTGATGGCTCCTTGTACGGAAGGGGGATAATCATCTTGGACAGGTCGTTACCTACAGCCTCAACTTCCTTCCACTCTCCTGGGGCAATGGGATCATTGTCCCCAACGATGCGAACACCTTTGGCCTTAAAGCCACCTGGGAGGTTGGCAAACTGTCCAGCGTCAACCAAGCTACGCATAGCTGCTGTGGCTGTCATGGTGAGGTTACCAAGGAAGTGGATAAGACCTAAGCCATAGAAGCCGAAGCCTGGGACAAAGCGGTAGTGAGTGAAGAAGATTTTCTTCTCACGGCGTTTGTCCTCTTTGTCGTAGTTACGGCGGATAGAGAGAATCTTCCTGGACTTCTCTTCCAATGTAACAATGTAAGGAAGGGACAGACCACTATCGTCACTGAAACGTTCTGGGAGGTCTAGGTAGCAATGCTGCTCTAGAAGAACGTACTGGGGGTCTTGTTGA